TCGTCCTCCCCAGCTTCCTCATCTTCAGCTGCGCGGCTATCCCGAGCCCCCTCTAAATCTAGCTCCGGCTGCTCCTCATATTCAGGTTCATCTACCGCAACAGCTTGCTGAAGAAGCTGTTCCCTAGCCAGAGCGCACCAAGACAGCATCCCCTTCAAGGCGCCCTCCAAAAGCTCTAGCTGGTCCGCAAAACCAACGAGCACCTTGTTCACCTTAGGCGGAGAAGAGAGCCCGCATGCCGCCACAGCCTCTACAGAAGCGGTAGGTATAAAAGGCGCGGGAGGTACAACAACCTTACGAGGTGCGGGCGCCACTACTTTTCCGCCTACCGCCCCAATGTCCTCTAGCTCTCTCAGAATGTCCGATGCCGTTGCCATGTAACGTCCTTTCTGTAGCCAGCGACCATGTGGTCGCGAGTTTAGCACCTTAGCTTGTGAGTATCAGCGCTCGAACAACAACAAGCGTTCCTTTGAGGCCACGTTACCAAAGGTGGCAGTCTGCCAAGTCCAACGAGCTTTTAGCTTAAACCCCTCCTCCGTAGCTAGCCGTACCGCCTCTTCAGGGAGGTCGCAATCTTTGACAGCACCGATATTCAGCAGAAAGAGTGGCGCCGCAGCCAGGCTTTTACGGATTAGAACTCTCAAAAACCCATCAAGCCACTCCCGGATGCTCGTGTACTTCTGAAGAGTAATCTCAGCACAAGAGCCATAGTACTCTGCGTTGTAGTAAGGCGGGCTAGTCATCACAAGATCCGCCTTCGGATATTCGGGCACAGCTTCCACACCGAGCAGTTCCACCCCTGCTCTCGAAGACACCTCTAGATGCTTAGCTAGTTTTTGGTTCCCCTCTACCGTCTTAGGCTCCACATCATACCCAACATAAGTGATGTTTCTGCGGCTAGAAACTGCCCCTAGCAGCCTGCCCCCGTATCCAGCACAGGGGTCTAAAACCACTCCATTTTCTGGCGCAAACTTGTCTACAATCCAGCGAGCTAGTACTGGAGGGAAATTGAGAGGCCCCTTCAAAATAGCAGACATCGCCCTATAGACTCTGAGCGGTACAACAGGGTCACCATGCCGTAATTGAAGCCGTATAGCGCGCTCAACCCATTTCGGGTCATCAAAGGCTTCCGCAACAGAAACCATGTTGCTGCGATGTTTTGCCTCTAACCTGTGAGGGTGAAACCGTAGGCAGGTCCTCTGTCCGACCCAACTGACGGCGCCGATTATCGAGTCGGTCTCCTTAATGGAGCCCTTCCTGACCTTGCCCAATGGGTCTTCTTCTGGGCGCTCAGTTAGGTACCAAGGGAACCCCCTACCTTTGTATACGGACGCTAGTTTGGAGGTTTCTGCTTTTTGTAGCTCTGGAGCCAGTTTCTGCCACTCAGGCACCGCGTAAGCGTTTAACCGCGCAATAGCAGGGTCTTCACTGTGCCAAGGTTTGGCCCTACCAGACTTGACCCAAGTACGCTGGTAGCAAACGCGGCACAAACCCTTAGCTACTATTTTAGGAGCCCCACATGCACAGCTAATATTCTCCCATTTTCGCTTCGAACACCCGCGACACAACTCAGCTCCCAGCACAGCGGGTTTGCCGCACTTGCCGCAAGAGCGCAGCAACTGCTCAAACTCCTCGCATAGTTTAAGTGCCAGCTCGTAGTTGGAGTTAAGTCGCAAAGGCTCTGGAGCATTGGCGTATACCCATTGAAGAAATGGGGGTACCTTCGCTCCAGAGCGCTCAGCTCCATAGTAAACCCGGCCTGCGTAAGCCCCGCTTGCAGGAGTACCCTCGGTCTTTAATAGCCAACCTTGTGTATGCGCCACAAGACTGAGAATAAAAGGCTCGCTATTAAATAACAAAGAGGCTCTAGGTGCGGTGATGGACCTACCCGGGCGTGTGACGCGCCTGATAGTGCCTTTAGCATCCCAAAGTCCGCGAATAAACTCGTGACTAAGCTCTTCCGGAAGGTCCCTTGGCCACAACAACGTCCCATTGTACTTAGCGTCTAACCCATAGGTCAGTGCTAGCCACTCAGTGAGGCGCACATCCCCGAACTCCAGGGTCCAACACTCAGAGTCCGCTCGCTTCTGTATGCGAGCGGCATCGATTCTGAGCACGCTAGACCACTTCTCTACTAACTCCAAAGAACCAGAAGAGAAGGTAACCCAACGACTCCCTATGGAGTTATCCACTGTACAGCGACCAAACGCAGCCCCCAACCACCAAGCTTTAACAGGACTCCAAGCGTCACACAGTACTTCAGTAACATCGATAAACCCCGCCGTACTGCTTTTAGAAACACCTACCTTGGAATCCGAAATCAGCTTCCGTGTCTCTTCCGAGTGCTCAAATCCCCTCCTACCGCCACCTCCCTCGGTGAGATTAATTAGGTCACACCCAAGAGATTTGTGGTGCGCAATCAGCTTAATCTCAAGAGCATCTAGCTCAGAGGGAAGAGCTACACGCGCCAACACTACAATTTCTGGCTCTAACCCCAACCCTTTAAGCTTACGAACCCAGTAAACCTTGTGCTTGTTGGTATCGTGCTCTTGCGCCCAATCCTCCATATGGGATTTAGGGCGTTTCATTCCAACGCTGCTCTGTCCGATGTACCGGAGACCTCTAACCAAGTCGTCTCGGTACTGGGGGTCTACAAGCCCGTAGATAAAACAATCAGAGTCGGCCATTGACCTAGTATTTCATATTGGTTCGAGCAGTACAAGTTTTATTGGGGCACAACAAATTAAGCGCAGCTGGTAACTTAAAGTATAGAGCCCCAAACTCCAGATAAACGAAAAGCCCTCTTGGATTTCTCCAAGAGGGCTTTTGTATTTCCTAAGCAACTACGAGGGCTTAGAGGTTGTTAATGCGGACCTGTCCGTAGTATTCGCTGCGCAGCAACTTAGTTGCGTAGCGAGTGCGGAGACCCTTCCTGAAACTGAAGTCGTTCGGGTCTAAGAAGGTCGGCGTGACCTGAAGCGGGATGTAAGGCGCCCAGACGTACCCAGCGTCTAGGTAGCTGCTGCCCTTCAAGCCAATCAGCATCTGGTCGCGTGCGAAGAACGGATCCTCGTACACCATCCACTTGTTCTGGAGGGTTCCGACCTTGTAGATGCCGAACTGACCGTGCTGGCTCATCGGGCGGGGCATATCCATGCCGCCACCGTACACTTCGCCGCCGCTCTGGTAAGCCGAGCGGAAGTCGCCGTGCGTGGTGAGCTGAGCGAACAGGGCCGAAACCTCAGGAGAGGTAACGATGAAGTTCGCAGGCGCACGCAGGGTCTTCTTGTGGATGAGGTTCGACACAGTGCTGATTTGGGTAATCATCGAACGGAGGTGGTCCAGCTCCGCGATACCGGCCGGAGGAACGCGGTCGAAGGTCGCCGAGGTTCCGGTAGACGCTGCGAACAGGTTCTGGATGATTTCACGGTCGATTTCCATCGCGATTTCCTGAGCCACTGCCGAGACAATCTCAGTCTCAGCGTCGAGCCCGTGGAACGCGCGAAGGTCTTCAGCAGCTTCCGACGACCAGAGGGCCTTCAGGCGGCGAGGCGTAGCCTCGACCGGTGCCTTCTTGACGTCCAGCTGAATCTGGGGGACCTTCGACGACATTTCACCGTCGTAGAAGTAGTACACCTTGACGGGGTTGCCGTTCGCCGGAGGATTGGTGAACAGGAACCCAGTGATGGCACCATTCGAGTAGTTGATGGCGCCAGCAGTAGTCGCACCAGTAAACCCACCCGCGCCGTTATCGGTAGCGGTCTGAACAACCGAGCCCGAGGTCTTGTTCAACTCTCGGATAATAACCGAGAAGCCGCGCGAAGCGTCCAGCGGACGCACGGGGTTAAAGCCGCAGCTAACTGACAACGCGCCGCCCGCGCCGCTGTACTTGGCGCCGTCACCGGTAGCGGCCTGCTCGCCGTTGATGTACTCCGACGAGTAATCCTTGTCGAAGTCACGAGGGAAGACGTTTCCTGCGTTCGTCCCGCCCTTGTTGGTCCCGTACACGTAGTCGAGGAAGAACACGGCCCCGACAGGCGCAGTCATCGGCTGAACCGAGACAATCTCGTTCGCAATCAGGTTCGGAAACACCCGGCGAAGCACAGGGAAGATGAACTTGGTAAACGAGCCCACGTTGATGGTCTTCGTCTCTTCAGTCAACCCCTGGAGGTACTGCGACTGGTTCTCCATGAGCATCGCAGTGACGCCCATGGTGTACTTGTCGCTAACGGTCCGATCCGGAATTCCTTCCAGCATCGGGGCCCACTTCCTAACAAGCGCGCCAACGAGGGTCTTGTCCTCGATGGTTCCCTTGCCTTCCTCTGCCATCATCTTCCGAGCTTCGACGCTCATTTGTTGCCTCCGTATTACGTGTTAACTACTTCCGGTTAATCCCGGAGAGTCTTTGCATCTCGGTTAGCGAGACACCAAGTCCCGCGAAATCCGCTTGCTGCCTATTGCTCCTGCTATTTGCTGCGGGAGTTTCTTCATCTAGAGTTGTAGACCCATGCCCGCCTTTGGTCAAGTTGCGAACACGTGCTCTGACCTTTTCCAAATCCTCCGCATCCCGAGCCGGCTCTTGGCTATAGGAATTTAGAATCTCATCAACCTCTGCCTTGGAGGACGGATGAGCGGACTCAAGTACTAAGCGAGCCTTAGTGGCCTTGGGGTGATTTGCGAGGCGCTTCTCAGCATAAAGCCGAAGAGCTGAGTGCTTCTGGCCCTCCAACGCCTTTTCAAGCGCTTCCTTCAGCTGACCTGCCTCTTCGCGAGCCTTAGTGGTTTCCAGCTTGGCACGCTCCACCACCGCATTTGCGCGTTCCGTCTCTGCGCGACCCACCGCCGAAGCCTTCGCAACCTCTTCACGAATCTTAGCCTCGATGGCGGCCTGCTCTTCGCGCTTATTATCCAGCTCTGCGCGAATGGCCTCAATCTTAGTCTTGATGTCCTCAGCCTTGGCGTAATCCTTGGGATTACCAATCAGCTTCTTGATGTACGCCGCATCCGGGTCCCCAGAAAGCTGCTGCTCCAGGAAGAACTTGTAGCCCACCTCGCGAGCAGTCTCCGCAAGCTGGGCGCTATCCTTCTCCAAGGTTTCAATCTGAGCGTCCCGCTCCGCAACGGTCGCCTGAAGCTTTAGGATTTCATCATCCTTAGCCTTCAAGAGACCTTCTCCAGACTCACCAAGGATAAAGGGGCGAACAAGCCCAATAACCTGGTCCAAAGTGGTCTTGGCTCCAGCAATGTCTGGGTCGGCAAGCATCTCCGCCTTAGCCTGCTCCAGTGCCTCAACCTTCACCTTAGCGAGCGCACCAATAATTTCCTTGGCGAACTCCTCCTTGAGCTTAGCCTTCTCTTCCTTCAGCTTCGCTTCCAGCTCCGGACCCGCCATGTGCTGGTTCTCCTCAAAGAAGACTTTAGGCAGCGCCTTAGTGTCCGCAGGCTCCGCAACAAAGTCGTAGGTGACAAGCCGATAGTCCTCTTGAACCACTTCCTGGCCGGCGTCGTTAGGCTTAGTAGAACCGTAACCACGGCTGCTAACCCCTACGCTGCATCCGGCCTTAAGCATGGCCATCAGGTTCTTGCCGCGCTCTGTATCTAAAATCTCAGCCTCACCAACGACAATATTATTGTCGTCTAGGTGCAGGTTGGTAATGATGTGAGAAACCCGGTTCAAGGAGGTACGACCATCAGTCGGGTGGTCCAGCTCCCCGAAAACCTGACGGTGCGAAAGCGCCTGCTCTAGGCGGGTGAACTCCCGCTCCCAGAGCTTGCTTGGGTACACGCGCTTGTTCTCAGTAGCCGAATTCGCGCGCCCAAACTCCCCTCGCACAAACACCTTACCGGTCTTGTCTGCGCCCTCAATAAGCTGAAGCTTAACGGACGTCACATCCGTAAGCAGCTGGCCAACGTGCTCCAAAAGCGGAGCTGGCGCAGCAGGGGTAGGCGACGGGGTCTCGGTCTTGGCTGGCTGCGTCATCGTTTAGTGCCTCTTTAAGGAAGTCGACCTAAAACTTGTGCCCGCCAATCCTGGCGGCTTTGGTACCGGTGAAGCTTTCATTCCGCTCGCACTACCAAGGGCGCTAGTACTCGCCCCGACCTGCCGTACCCCAACCCTGCGACTCGTCTTGTTGCCACTCAGCTTCGGGGTAGTTATTGTATCGTCCACCCCTATTTTGGTCCTAACAGCGCTCGGGCTACCGTTTCGAGTGCCTCCGCCAAATGCTACGGGTCGCCTAAAGCGCCTCGCTTCCTGCTGTGCGGGCGCTACTTGGTAGGGCGCGCCTCTGATTCCCCCTCTTCGGAGTCCTCTTCGGCCGCATCAGACTCTTCCGGCTCAGTGTCATCAGAGTCCTCGCTGATGTCCGCAAACACATCCAAGCCCTCAAGTACGTCAGACATCATAGAGGCAAAGGTTGCAGAAACTTCCTCGGAGGTACCCTCAAACTCCACGCCTTCAGCAATAGAGGCGTGAAGCGACTCTGCCAAATCCGCAGCGGTGCTGGCAAGCGACTCAAAGTGCTCAGCAGCCCCACAAAGGTCTAGCTCCTCGCCGGCCTCATCAACAATTTCGAGGTCGTTACAGGCGCAAGCGAAGTTCTCTGCAAGCTTGTTCGCAATCAGGGCAAGATTAGCGAAAGTCTTGACCGTTTCCTTCTGAGCATCGCCGTCAATGGCGGTGACAATCTCCGAAACCTCTTCAATCAGGTTCGAAACCTTATCGAGCCCCATCTTCAGAGAGATACGCTTATTCTTAGGGGCGTGGCCGTGATACCGCTTCAGCACCTGCTTGTACTTCCGGAGGAAGCGCTTGCCGCGAGCGCTCTTGCGAAACATCTTCGCCTTGCGCTTAAGCTTCGAACGATTACGCCGACGCAGCAGCTTCTGCTTACGCCGCATAAGCCGCACCTTACCGGTAGGGCGGACCTTCTTGAGCAGCTTAATGCCCTCGTCCACCGCAGGCGCGCTCTCAGCGATAGTTTCGACGGGAGCTACCGGAGCAGCCTCAGTAAAAATGCCAATTTTCTTGAAGTCTTCTTCGATAGTGCCGACCGCAAACAGCTTGCCGCTGGACATAGCAGGGTCTCCCGGAAAATTACTCAGGCTTACTAAGCCCTTCAATCATCATTGACGCGAATATACTGGCGACTTCGTAGTGAAAGGACTCTTCGGCTAGAGCATCATACAGTGCTCCAAGACTAATTACCGAGCCAGGAGCCTGAACAACCCCCTGAATGGCCTCTCTAGTGCTCTGGAGATCTAGCTTCAAATCTTCTGCAAAGGCCGCAAAAGTAGTCACAACCGCCGACTCTTCGCCCTCAACCTTAGACTGAAGCTCGCTTAGGTTGCCCGCATCTTCTACAAGCCGCAACCACCCGCCAATAGCTTCAGCCATATAGGACAGGTCTGCCAAAACTAGAGGCCTATGAAGGCTGTTCTGCGCCTCTGAGGCGCCTTCCGCGAGCAAGGCTGCGAACTTAGTGGAAAGCCGCCTGGACTCAATACCCTTAAGGGACTCACCTAAAAAGGAACTAACCTGAGCGGTGCGCTCACGGTATAGACGCTTCCAGGGCCGGTCCGCCCGCACGCTCTCCATAACGGAGGCGACGACCTGTTCCGCAGTAGGAGCCTGAGTTTCTGATACAAGCGGAGCTAAAGCCCGCAGCTTCAGCTCTACCTGCGAGCTATCGTGCGCCAGTATTGAGTCTACAATACCGCGCGCCTCTTGCATCAGGTACGTGCCCAGGTTTGACTCAGTAAAGATAGGCACCGTTACGGCAGTGCACTCCATAATCTTTACGGCCCCACCAACCAACCGCTCGTACTTGACCTTCACGAAACGCCCGTCATCAGCGGCAACTAAAACATGGTCCCCAAAAGTACCAATGCGCTCAACCTTGTTCGGAATAGCATCTCCGAACACCTGCTTAGCGTTTTTGGAGATAGCTTCGTCGATTTTGGACGCAAGGTACTCATAGCTGCCCAAAGTCAGCTTCTGAATCTCTTCCGTAGGAACGAAGTGGGTTGACACAGGTTTAGTACCTCTGTTCAGTAAGCAGGTTCGAAATGTACAGGCTCAGCAAATGCAGTGTCAAGCAATGGGATTGTAGTTTCAACTACTTTCCGCGAATGGACCGCACATCGTCCAAAAGAGACCGCACCTCAAGAAGCCTAACCGCAAGCTGTTTGTCGTTCTTAAGCAAGGTCTCCAGCTTATCCATCGCTCGTTTTTCGTTTTCCTTGTTGGACCCGGCAAATAACTCCTGCTCGGTAATTATGCCAGTACGGCGCACCCGGCGCGACTGATTTAACGGATACTTCTTGCTCCGATATGCCAAAAGCTTTTGGGCGTTTGTGGCCTTAGCGGCAGGAGGCGGAGGAGCATCCGCAGCAACAGTGTCTGGAGCTAGCTGCACCCCATCGGCAGGAGGAAGGTCCCCCTCCTGGTCAGCCTGAGGCTGTTCTTGGTCTGGAGGTGGGGCTGCTTGACCTGGGGCCTGGTCGGGGGGAGGTGCCGGTGCATGCTCTTGTTGATATTTTTGGGCGGCAATTTCAGCTTTCGTTTGGTTCATCGTGACGCGCAATGCGTCCTCTTCTTGCTGACTGATAATTTCTTCGATGTCGTGGTCACTAAAACCAAACACATTGGCTAGAGTCCAGTGCAAAGAAACGAACTGGCCCATACGGCCCGCCAAGTCCGCTCTGGCGTTCCGAACTTCAAGCTGAGCAAGCTCGAAGATGGACGACGGCACCGTCATCTTGATGTCGTAATCCACCGCGTAGGGGTCGATGTTCAGCGCAGCCAAGTGAATGCGACAAACCTTGGCTAGCCCGTTTCGAATCTCTCGCTGTACCCGAAGAACCGTACGAGCAAAACGAACATCCTCGGAGGACAAAACGGCGCGGGCTACGCCTTCCTGCTGCCCCATATAGGCTTTGGGTACCTTCAACGCTGCAAACAGCTTGTCCCTGAAGTACTCAATGTCGTCCATGTGCTGCCAGGACGGTGAGCCTAGAACCTCGATGCGAGTCCCATCCTGACCCTTGCGGCTGGGTACAAAGAAGTCCTCGTCTTGCGAGATAGGATTGAACTTGAGGTCTAGCTTGCCCGTGTTGTGCGTGAACACGCCCGCAGTAAGCGCGAAGTTATGATACGTCTCGACATCGAGGTTGTAGACATCCTCGTACCCATCAAAGCTCACGCTAATAACTTTGTGATTCACAACCTTTTTGTCGGCAGTGGGCACTGCGCCGTACGTTCGGTTTACCCACTTAGCCTCGCCGCACTTCTTTGTCTTAAAGTCCTTGAAGCCCTCAAAGCCCTGACGCTGAATAAAAGCATGGAAGCACCCTACGGACATCTCTGACTTCTGAGTCGTAGGCAGCGCCGCATAAACACTCTTAAACTCCTCGTTAGCGTTCAGGCGCTCCAGCATTTCTTCGACTACCACTAGAGGGTCTCTAACTACTTCAGAGGTTAGAAGTTCCACTAGCCGGGCCTGACCACCTCGCGCCTCCGAACTCCGAAGCTCTTGGGAGCGCCTACCCGCTGTAACAGGGTCACGATACTCATCCATCCGGCTAACAATCGCCTTGGCGAATGCCGCATCCGTTTGAATGCGAGCCACGTAAGCTGCGCGACCCTTCATTGCGTTTTCGGGGTGACGTCGCATGTGCTCTGAGGCCGTCAGGGCTTCTAGATTGGCCGGAGTATTGTTGGCCTTATTCTCGTCCTTGTGGTGAACATGAAGCCCGTGAAGGGCTTCGGCCCCATAGACCGCTTCGGCAACCATCTTATGAACGTGCTTGCGCTGTCCAGACGCAGGGTCTTCATACATCCAGTAGTCAGAGCACTCGTAGCCTCGGCTCATATAGAGAGGCATGAGCGAATCGCCAGCTACCAAGGTGTTAGCCGCTCGATACGTGCCATCCCGCATGAGGAACGGGTGGTTACCAGTACTACGTACGACTGCGCCGTTATCAAGAACCACGCGCCAAACGGGAACCTGCTCACCTGTCTTACGAGGCCCCGAAGCCTTGCCTGGAACGACCCTGCCATTCTCAAGGTCGTACGAAAAGACATCGAAGGTCTTATCGGCGTAATCCCTGGCCAGCTCCCCAATGCTGCGCTCTACCCCATCTAGGCAAGTGATGCACGTATCCGCCGTCAAGCAGGTCGGATTAAAGTACTTGGTCTTCTTATGTCCCTGACGAACCCGGTTTACGAAAGCCAACGCTTCCGCTGGAGGCAAGTCACCAACATCCACGTAGAAGGCATAGCGCTCAGGGGCGCGCTGAAGCCGGTAAATGAGAGCCGCATCTTCCAGCATCATTAGCCGCTTCCAAATCCACCTGGAAGACTCAAGTACCGAGTACCCGTAGAGCGACCTACGATGCTTTCCACGAAGCCTGAAGTGAACTACCTCCCAATCCTCTAGGGCGGCGATGCGGTCTAGCCCGCCCATTCCCTGCTTCTCGGTCCCGCCTAGGCGCATAGCTGCGCGTGAGGCGAGAATTTGCTGGAACTCCTGGGGGGAATTGTGAACGACTACACCATCGGTAACAAAGTTATGAGCGGCGTCTTCGACTTCGAGATCGTAAACCTCAGTATCCTCGTAGTAGGACAGGTTGAGTAGATTCTCTGCAACAAACTGTTGATCGAACTTGTGTTCGGTGAAAGTTAAGTTGAAACACGCTTGCTGCGTCTTCACGGTCTTACCGTTGATTATGCCCCCAACCTTACGAGTACGCGTGCCGACATTCCCGCAACGATAGCCTAATCCGTCGATTAGGTTCTTCAGGTCGCGGGCAAGGTCGTAATTGGCAATCTCAAAGCTGTGGGAGTCGTACTGACGGGTAGGCTGGTGCTGCACCCAACCATCTGCATCCAAGAACCCTCGAAGCAGCGCCTCTCTGTGAGACTCTGGAAGCCCGAACACCCACCCCGGAACCCGCTTTTTAGAGGCCCCGTTAATCCACCCTAGCGACTGTAGTAACCGGGCAAGGTGTACAGAAGCAACACGTGTCTGCGTTCCGTCCTCACTTACTACGGCTTCTACTCCGAACGACCGCAGCAGGGAGTCGTACTTATCGTTCAGCTCGGGGTATACGCCGCGAGCGTAGGAAACCCTGCGGTCCTCCTCCAACCAACCATCCCCGAGCAAAAATCCGAACAAGTTACAAAACTCAGGAGATGGGCGCGGAGGGAGCGTTAGCGCAACAGGACTACCTTTATTGCCCTGAGTTTGAGCGAACGGGTCGAAGCTCTGAAGAGACGCCCACTCGGGAAGCTCCCCTACTGGCATCCGAGTACTGATAACCAGCTTATCGGATTTGGAATAATCGATATTCTGTTTCTTGCCGTTAAACCGAACCAACTTCAAATCTTTGACCTGCGTCCATACCTGTGTGCCATCTAGCCTCTGAACCAGTACTGGGTGGTTCTCTGTCAGAAACAGCTCACGGTGGCGCGTCCTAAGCTTAAAGACGCGCTTGGTTCCGTTGTGGTGCAGCTTTTTAACTCGAAGAGGAACCTGCTGCCCATTCTTATGCGCAGCAACTACATCTCCGTCCTTGAAGTTCTGAACCTCTACCAGCCCCCCAACCTTCCAAATTCTGGAACCTCGGGCAAGGCAGTACCCGAACTTACCTTTGAAGTCCTGTACAAACCCGAATAACTCCCCGCGAGGGCCCTCAATGCGGCGTACCGTGGGTGGAGGCAGGAAGTTCAGCCCCTCTACTCCGCGCTCTGTGACCAGTAACTCTTCGCAGTCGTTCCCGTACTTGCAGAGTGTTCGTGCAATTTCCCAAATCTCTTCATCGATGCGAAGAGTCTTGTGAAGAAGGTCGTCCAGAACCTTCTGTACACTTTCGTCTTGAGATTCCACCCAAACCGTTCGGTTTAACTGGGTCTCAGGCTGGCTGGCGTCATCGCTGTAAATGTCGATAGCGGTGCTAATTTCTGGATAATCATCCATCTCCTCGTAGTCCACAAACCGAGACAGTAGGTCGTGTTCTAACCGAAGGTAGTCCGAAAGAACGTCATACCCATACGCCTGAAGCATGTCGTATCCGGCCGACGGATACCCAGCAGAAGTTGTACCCTTCGCCATACGAAGCGCGAGTTGTTCCTTGTCCTGCCGGAAGAACTCTCTAACTCGGTTGGCTGTATTGGCTACGAATCCCACGTCCGATACCCTCTCTCTTGTCAGCCCTGAAGCTGGAGATTGTCCCTAAACGTCTTGAAGAAGAGATCTGGCTTTTTTGCCAGCTCCTCGATGATTCGCTCGATTAATTCGTCCGGTAGTTCCTTGATATCTAGATAGTCTGAGGGGCGCAACGCCATGGTCGTCAACCGATTTCCGACCTCTTTTGCCACAATCGTCGCAAGCCCATGAACAATAGGCTCTAGGGCCATTTGCGATGTAATTTCCTGGGCTAAACCCTTGGTAATCCCAGAGGGAAGAGTCAGGACACTACCGGTGTTGGTAGCCGCCTCTACTTGGAAGAATTTCTTGAGAAGCTCAAGGTTCATTCGTCACCTGTACCACGACCACGTGGTCGCGACTACCCTGGATACCATCCGCCGCCGCCATTTCCCCAGCTACCGCCACCGTCATCTCCGCCATTCCCGCTGTTCCATCCCCCGTTCCCGCCACCACCGGTTAAAAATGCAGGTAAAACGTCAGTGTTTTGAGACGCCCTAGGGGCTCCCGCCAATGCTGATTGACGCTGTTCTTCCATCCAAGCGTCGCCACTGTACGACAGCCCACGCATGATAGGAAGCGGTTGTGATATCCCCGTGTTCGAAAGCGCGTAGCAGCTAGCCGCTAATGCGTCGGCTACGTCTTTGGAGTTATGGACAAACACCCCAGAAGCTAGTGCGAAATTCTCTAGGCCCTCAACGGTAAGGTCCCACACATCAGCGATACGGGAAATGCGACGCACCGAAATCGCACGGTGATTGCTTTGTAAGGACGTACGCTCTACTTTTTGTCGTTCCCTTCGTATGTGCTGGTAGTGCTTACCACACATACCTCCAGCACTCGATAGGCTAGCGCACCCCTCTACCAAGCAACCAGCTCTGCCTCGTTTTAACTTCCCTTCTTCAAAAAGCCTAAGAATGTTCTCTCGGCTCTTCTCGTTACCTCCATTTTCGCGATAGCGCAGGTGCCCAGTCCTAAGCTTCGAAACGTAAGTCGCATCGGCGTGGCGCAATAGCGTGTGATCTCGCAGATGCTGACCTCTTGATTTCAATTCGAGGTTGCCTGGAGCGTTATCGTGTTTCGTTTCGTTTCGGTGATGAACATGCTGTCCGGATGTGCTCCCGAAAAGCTGTTGACCTACCAGTTGGTGTGTGAGTACTCGGAGTTTCCGTCTGGGGCACCACAAGCGCTCATACCCCGCCCACCCACCTGTCGATAGTCGAGACCGGTATAAAGGCATCAGTGACATCTCTGGTGTAAGATTTTCTGCCCGAACCCAATCCCCACTCAGTAGCATGAAGCGGTGGTCAGGAGTGCACTCAATGACCTGGTAGTTGTCTAGCGTTACCTCTACAAGCTCGGTAACCTGCTTAGTGACTCGCGAGTTTCGACCCCAACCCGCACACACCCCTTCTGGCCCTATAGAATAAACTGCAAATTGCTCGTTCGGCTTAAACCTTACAGCCAGCTCTTCGAACGTTGGTAGCGTCCCATCGAGGAGCGCCACCCGAGTGCTTCCGGTAAAACAACCCTTAGGTGGGTGATCGATCTTAGTCTTGCGTCCGTTGCTCTTTCGCTCCAGTTGCTGAAGCTCCTCCTCCACAGGCGGGTAACTGTAGTAGCTCACGCGCCCCTCATACAGGGCAGTCTTGAGGTTGTCGTAAGGATCCGGAGAAGTGTCTACCGACAGAATTTCAGACTTAAACCCTCGCTGATTCAGCTGCTGAATCGTGTCGGCGCTCTGCCAGCTATCCAGCGTTACCCCCGCAATCATGTAGCCGTGAGCCCCTAAGTCATAAATGAGGTGCCTAAGCTCCGACAGCACAATCTCGCCGCCTGTAGGAGGAACAATCCGTAGCATGACGTCAATCACGTACATCGGCGCTCGCTCTACGTACTCTTTCCCGTCCTCCCCTCGACGAGCTACGTTCTTGTAGCCGCCAATATGCGACATGCAGAACCCAGTGGAGTCATTCCTTAGGGAGGGGTCCACATGGATATGTCTAAGCGCCTTGGGGTTCAGAATAGGGCGAAGCTGCCTAGTGCTAATATCGGAATACCCGCGTTCCGACACCTCCTGAACCATTAGCGGCCAAAGGAACTGACCTCCTTTAGAGGGGTCATAAACCAGAGTCGAAAACGGGTGAACGCGAGCAGGGTCCACCGCCTCTAGAATCTTCTCGCGCCTTTGAATGAACGGATTGATAGATACGGTGGCCATCCCCGCTAAATCTCGGATGCTTCCCTCGATATCCCGTTCAAAATCCCTGCGAAAGTCTTCTGGAACATCTACAAAAACTACGTTTTCCGGCAGAGTAGAGGAAAGCGTAACGTGCTCTTCGTCCGTGATTATTTTGGACGGCACAGTCTCGTTCCCGCACAACACCCAGAACTTTTTGGAGGAGTATTGGTCCTTTGGTTTTGGACCCCAAAGAGGATAGTCCCTAACAAACACGGTTGGGTCGTCTTTTGACTCGCGAATACGCTTTGCGGTGAAGTCGTTTATGGTGTTCTTGGACGACACGATGAAAATCATGCCGGGGAGCTTGCCGTGACGTTCGAAGCGGGACTTCATACGGCGCTGGATGGTGTTGTAAAGAGTCTCGGCTCGGTCCAGCGCACCGCTTTGAATATCCTTAATGGTTCTGGGCAAAAAGTTAGATTCGTCCAGCAGCGCGCCGAAGGCGTTAAGACCTAAAGCGGAAGTATCGGTAGATGAGCGCGCAGCCACCCAGATGCCGTTCGGAAACACCAAGTCCTTCTTCGTGTCCTTAAAGGGAAAGTGCTCTTCGAAGTAAGGGCTAGAGGTTAGCTTGGTTGCAATAGACTCGAACACCACCTTAACCGCTAAGGTTTCGCTTACGGAGGTACAGACGAGGGACATGTTCGACCCGCGAGCCAGTCCGAAGCTCTTATGCGGATCTTTCATACAAGACAGCTCATACAAGATTCGACACACCCCTATGGTGGCGATATGTGTTTTTCCCCATCCGATTGATCCCGTAAAAACCGCTTCGTGGTACCCACCGGAAAATAGCTCCTTAAGGTCCCCTAAAAGCGTGGGATAAATATTGTCGCAAGTTGCGCCAAGGTAGTATGGGTCCCTAACAAATGTGTCCATATCTACTGGAATTCGCTCAAACTCAGCCTTACCAAACACTTCCAGCAAGGAGGCGCCATCTGACGGAGGCTGCGTCACCTCGCTAATAATAATCTGGACGGCTTCGCGCTCCTCCGGACTGAGATGCTCCATCTCGCGTCGAAGCATCGCCTCCAGCTCGGCTTTGGTGCGCTTACTTCGAGTACGCCCCGCCTTGTGGCTAATCACCTGGCACCGGCTTGGGCGGCGGCTGCGGCTCCGGGGTAGTCTCGGGCTCTGTTACTTCCGCATCCTCTACATCCTCTATCCCGCTAACTTCCCTGGCCGCCAGCGCAATAAACCGCTCAGCGACACCCATCACTTTCTGACGTGATTCTGAGCTTTGAAGCACCTTGCCCACCCCAGCGGTACCGTACCGGCCTACTACGTCAGCAACAAGAGTGGCGTCTACCTCTAGAGAACCCAGATGCCGCTTGTTCACGCCAAGGTCCATCTTGACGCTCGCAAGGGTTCTAAGTACCTCGACGTGGGCCCGTACTTCCTGGGTCATCGTAGGAAGAAGCTTATTTATCTTCTTCTCGGTCTCTCCATCAATCCGAAGGCGACGCTTCTGAAATAACGACAGCCACTCCAGCTCCTTCACCTCGTCGACACCCTTACGCAGCTTTTTGGCTGCGGCGTTAAACACCGCAGGAAGCCGCTGCTCTGCTAACTCTCCAGGAGGGATGGTAGAACGGTAGTAGCGCAGCGTGGATACCAACGTCGCTAGCTCCACCTCTAGATACTCACCCCTATCCTCCTGTATGAACTTCGCCACTGTCATAAGTGGCTGCCCTTCGCAGAGTTGCTGATGCACTTCATCAAAGCACTTCAGCATCCGTAACTTTGTACAACCGGTATCCCTGCTGATAGGGCGTATCGGTATCGGGGGCCTATTCTCTTGATCCATCGTGCTCCGTCCTTTACGCGCAGTAATTACTATGCAGGCTACTTCGAGTCCTCGGGGTGTTGCTTCCACCACTCTAGTCTAGGTAGCAACCACTCGTGCTTGTAGAACCGCAAAAGCTCTTCATCAGTGTGGAAGTCTTTAGTCAACTCCTCCCACCCATCAATGTCCCCGCGCTCCCCCATGGCGTTCCACGCCTCAAGGGTTAGAGGCTCAAATTTCCACAAAACAGGTTTTCCGTCGTCTCCATCGCGGCCTTTGTCGGCAATCTCAACGACTCCATCCGCATCCGAAGTTATTTCCCCTAGGATGGTGTGCCCCATATTTACCTCGCTGGGGACCAAAAACTGCCACTCATCCTGCGGTTTCCCGGTGCTCGGGTCCTTAACCTTTACCACCCTAGGCGCCATGGCGATTTGCTGCACCTTGATGAAGTTCTGGTTAACATCGGACAGCACATAGAGGCTAACAAAGTCTAGAGGCATAAAGTTCTCGATTGCCAGAGCTAGAAGCCAAGCGGCTTAACGTACTTATCGTAAGCAGCACTCAAGTTGGTACAGACAACGACAAAGTCATCAATAGGTACGCCGTTGACCTGCATGATTCCGGCTTGTTTCGCCTGCTTTATTAGCGACTTTCTATTGGACTCTTCTCCACACACAATCCTAAGGATTTTGTCTTTTCCGATTCCTCGACGAAAAGACATCTCAGCACCGACACTGTATTTCTTCTGCTGCTGCTGCACCATGGTCTCGATAGGCGACCTATTCTGCCAATCCGAATTATCATCTCGGCACTGCCCATACGTGTCCTTGTTGTACATATAAGTATCCAACCGGTCTACTTCAGTTGGTGCGATTAAAGCCTGGTATGAGCCATGAAAGTTGTGGTCATTAAAAACGTGTTCGAGTCCAGAGTCCGTGACGATTCTGGTCAGAATACCGTCTCCGGAACCACTAGCAACATCTTGAGGGTATGAGCCACCGAACGCATGAATACCCATCATATTGCGCTCGTGAATACCCAACAGGCCGTAGCGCATGATGCTTAATGCTGCTTCGGTAGAAGAGATTCCGTTGAAGAGGTATCGAAGCTTTCCGTTAGCCAAAGCTTTATGTCTATTGGGTGCAACCCACGTAGCATAGCCGGGAAAAGCCTCTACTTCTTGCAGTGCTGACAGCTTCTGCTCGTCATACCCGTGTACCTTGAGTCGCTTCTTCAGTTCGAAAATCGTGCGCTGGCTGTTCGTAAGCTTATCGCTCTCCTGTGGAGCTACACTCCAAAGCACGCGAGATAACTTTACCACTTCGCGCTCCTCAGGGGTCGGCGGCGTAAGCACCTTGTCGGCCAATCCAGGCTTTACGGTTTCCAGCATCTCTCTGAGGGCCTGCGCAGGGGTCTGCCCCTTTTTTGGGCGAATTCGAGCGTACACAGAGCCCTTATAGGACCACTTGTCTGACCCGGTAGCTAGATGCAGGTCTGAATCCTCGTGGGTCCACTTTTTAGTAGGGCACTGGTCCGAGTGCCCTGCCCCCTCAACAAACACCTGCTCACTGGGGTCCCAATTAGCGTGAGTAAACGCCCAGTTTCCAGCAACCCCTCCGTGGATAGACTCCCACGTTTGTTGCCTGAGCTTGAACTGGAACAGGTAGTAAGTCTGTCCTTGCTTATCCTTGAATTTTTTAGCCTTGGCCCACTGCCCCTCGACAAACCCACCATCAAGAGTGAGCCGTTTTCCTAGTGCCGGAATAGTCGAATGATGAATCCCATCTAGCTCATGAAGGTTGCTGTGAGCTTGCGGGGATGTGCTCACTTCGGGGAAATATTCCGGTTTGGCCGCAGTATTTCCTGTAGTGCTACCTAGCTCCTCTGTCTTCTCAACATGAGCACTATCCCAGTCCTTTTTGTCGAAAAAGGCGATGTTGTAGGTCTTACCTGGGATAACCCCGGAAGGGTTAGCTACACTCTTGTTGTACTCAGGCAAGAAGGGCTTTAAGCCTAGCTCTTTTATGAACTTCTCCAGCTTAGTTACACCCTCGGAGCCCAACCCGGCCTTAAGGGTAACCTTAGTGGGGTCCTCCTTGCCTTGGTCGGGACCTGTGAGCGGGATGTAGGGCTTAACCGAAATAGAGTACTCACTAGCAATCTGCTCCGCAGAATACTTCTTCTTTGTTTTCTTTCCCGCCTCCGCCTTGACTCCAGGAACCCAACCAGAGTCGAAGGTGAAAGCCCCCTCAGGTTGTTCTGTGCGTTTTTTGTATAGTTCAGTCAAAAAACCTTCGAAGTCCGAACGGAAACTCTTCTTTCGCTTCCGGACCTCATTAAGGAACTCGGCCTGCTTCTTAGGCTTGTCTTCCCAAAAGCTCTCAGCGTAGGGTTTGAAGTTCTCTACAAATTCGTCGTCATCAATATCCGCTATAGAATCCGCATACTTTTTAAGGGTGGAGGGGTCGAAGTCGAACTTTTTATCCGCCCACTCCTTCCAGAACTGATTGTAGTACGGGGGCTTTTCGCCATGAACCGCAGTGTTGGGTTGGTACTCGGTCGACAGCTTATCCTCTCCGAAGTACCTAAATCCCTGCTCCTTGTCGACGCCAATTATGCGCCCCGTCTTAGTACGAACCAGATTCGCGCCGAACGAATCGTGCTGGCTCATCAACCAGTCAAGCATGTGTTCTGAGGCGACGTCCTCTCGCTCCTGCGGAGAAAGACTGCTCGGAGAAGGAGCGGCTTTCAAATCTCCGGAGTTAGGGATTAGCGGCTGAATCGTGCCCATCTTCCCCTTGATGTGCACAATCTTTACCGGGATTTGAACGTTCTTAACCTTCCGGGCGATATTAGCGAACCCTTCTTGAGCGTGTGCTGCGAAGGGCTTCTCTGCTTGACCACCCTTCGTCATGGCAATCTTGAAAATCCACTCCTGGCCGTTCTTGTCCTTATAGATATGTTTTTCGCCAGCCCCGCCCAACCCCTTCTCATTGCCTGAAGTTACGTACGTCAGCTCACTGGCCTCCGGAATATCCTCTGGAGAGAACATCATCTCCTTTCCGGCTGCTGGGCCGGAAGGCGCCGCTAGTGCCTTTGACTTCTTCTTGGTCTTGGGCAACTCAGGCTCATCCGGTTCAGGCTCAGGCTCCACTAGAGAAGGCTTAGTCGCCTCGGGGGGAGTTGAGACAGCTGCGGCTCCATCCCAAACCGGAGATAGTGCGTAGTCTCCGGCTGCGTTTTTCTCGATGAACCCGTGTTTCTCTAGCCAAGGCAGTGCTGAGGTGAGCGAAACAGTGGGTAGCGCAGCCTTCAGCTCCTTTGCACTAACGACAGCCGTCGCATGCAGGGTGCGAATGATAAACCCCGCATCCGATTCTGGATGAATGTCGTGCTTTTTAAGCAGGAGCTTTAGGTCTTCGGGAACAGCTGCGGGCATCTCCACCGTTTTGGGCGGTGTTGTGGCGGCCTTGGGTGTGGTTGCTGCTGCCTTGGCGACTGGGGACGTGGTAGTCCAGTCGCTGCTTAACGAGTAAGTGCCGTCCTTGCCCTTAATTACCTTCCCGGCATCGGTTAGGTGGTCGATAGCTACCTGTGTAGTACCTACCTCCTGGCCAATCAGCTTGGCTACCACCTTCGTATTCAGGTTGGGGTTACCGAATAAAGTATTCAGGTTGGGGTTACCGAATAAAGCCCTAACGGTCAGCCCCAACAGGGAATTGGGAACCGCCCCCATAGCTGTCAGCTTGTCTTTTACGCTCGCCGGTAATGCGTCGAACGGCGTTAGTTCCGGCTCAGGCTTCTGCTCCCCAGGTTCTGGTTTGGCGTCCTGCTTATCCGCCTCCGGTGGTGCGGAAGCATCATGGTGTAGCGAGTGATACAGCTCCCATTTATCGAACCAATCCCCTCCGTATTTTGCTGCCATGGCCTTAGCCAGCAGCGAGGGCTTCTTTTCCGGGCCCGTCGTCAAGTACGGCTCAGGGTTCTTATCGAATCCTGGTAGCTGCTTAAGGTAATCAATCATCTGCTTGTGCTTTGGGTCCATCTCCACTGGTACTGCCGCAGCAGTCTCTGCTGCTTTTTCCGGCGGCACTTCAGTAGGTTTTTCAGGAGGCGCCTCATCCTTGGGAGGCTCTTTGGGGGCCTCGACATCCTTCGGTAAGTCTCCTGCGGCGCTAATCTTCTTAATGGCCCCCTTATCGTCCTTGTGCAGCTCGACCTTCCCCTCATGACTCAAGCTGAAGGAGAGCACGTCGTCGTGATGCAACCCCAGCTTGGTCGCGGCGCTTACTGTCATCAAGTAACGCCAACCACCCTTCGGAGTAGCAGGGTCATCCGAAGCTCGAATCCAGACCTGCTTCGCCGGCTCGCCTGACTTCAGAGAGTGATACCGAATAGTCCCCAGCGGAACCTTCTTCTTAAGCGGTTCTATATCTGAAATTGGAGCCGGTCCCACCACAGGAGGTTGCTTATCGGGTGCCGCCGCCTGGGGTGCTGCCGCAACAGGCTCAGGTTCCGGCTCCGGCTCTGCTTTCAGTTGCTTAGAGGGCGGAGGTACGGGCTCCTTAGCCTTTACAGGCTCGGGTTTTGGCTCGGGTTCTGCCGCAACAGGTTCAGGTTCCGGCGCTGTTGCTGCAACAGGCTCGGGGGCTTTAACGGGCTCTTGCGCCTTTACCGGCTCGGGCTTGGGCTCTTCAGGAGGAGGAGGAGGAGGAGGAGGAGGAGGAGGAGGTTTCGGAGCAGCAGCCGCTGGAATGGGAGCCGCAGCAGGAGCGGCAGGAAGTGGAGGTTTTGTGGCGGCTGCGGGAGCCTTGGGGTGAATCAGGTCTGGAGCGGGCTTTCCGGTGTCCGGGTCTATCTCTCCAGGGTAAAGCGGCTTCATTCCCTTGGTGACATGCGCGATGTCGCCGTCTTGAATGCCCTTGGCCTTGGCCTTCTCGATGTGCATCCAGTATTTCCAAGCGGCCTTACCAATACCCGGCGCGTCGGAAACCTTCACCATCGCCTGCCCGTCTTTGCCCTTCTGACCTTTGTGGAACTTCACAGTCCCAACCGGGATATAAGCCTCAAAGAGCTTATCCAAATCAATAACTGGACTGTTTGTCGCGCCTATCCACTGGAACATAGGTCACCCCTGAAATGGAAGCTGGGCGAACCTACCACTACAAAGTGGAAGACAGCAATGGAACAATGAGGGTCTAGGCTTCTTCCATAAATGGAAGAGTAAAACCCACAATTAATTCAACTGGTTACTGATTTAGTACCAGCGAACTAGCTGGCCACAATATCCAGGACTTCTTCGGAGGAGATAGGCCTAAAGCCCCTAACATCCACTCCTACGTTGATGTTACGCCCTTTGCGAGACCAAGCCTCGTGCACGTGACCGCACAGCTTAAAGTCACAGCCTTGGCGATCTAGCAGCTCAAATTCTCTTCCATCAGGCACTGGATAGTGCCCAAGCAGGAATTTCTTACCACCGAACTCAGTTACCAAGCTAGAGCCATGTACCTCGTCGAATACGGATCTCAACAAGGATTTACCCACACGATCGTGGTTACCGCACAACAGTACTATTCTGCCATTAAGCTGTCTTCGTAGTTCGCTAATTCGGGCTATGGGGGCAAACGCAAAATCCCCCAAGTGGTAACAGATATCTGCGGTACCAACTCTGTCGTTATACCTCCGGATAATTTCGGCGTTCATACACCCGACATCTGGACTTCCGTCGCCAAAAGTGAAAGGACGACCGCAGTAGCTGATGATGTTCCCGTGATCGAAGTGGGAATCCGACGTAAAAAATATCAGCATTACAGCATCCCCTGGTGCTGCGCTATGCGCCGAATCCAAGAAAGAAACTCTCCGGAGGACATTCTGCGCTTAGCCATGTTGCAGGTAACACAACAGGTAACCACGTTAGTGACCATGTAACCTTTTCCCGAGTCTTGCCTATCAATTCCGTTCCAGCAAAGAGAGTCTCCCGAGCACAGTTGACGGGTCTTAGTTGGAGTCGCGCCGCAATAGTGACAATGCTGGAGTATAAGTTGGGAGAAGTGCTCCCTGGTCAGCTCGAACACTAACTGGCGACTTTCCGCCCCCACTTTGTACGCCCTAAGAAGCTGAGTTGTAGCAGCGTACCCAGTCGCCATCCGGTTCCTGTTAGATATTAACTTGGCGGTTGAGCATCCGCAGCTCCTAGTACGCCTAGAACGTAGCTTAGTCGCCGCAACAAGTTTCTCCTGTCCGCACACGCATTTACACCTAACTACTATCTTTATTGGACCACTTTTAGAGCGCACGCTTATCCGCTCTAGTGCGGTTAGCTGTCCAAAAATCTCGCCTATCTCAACTGGGCGCGCCTGGGCTCTTTTTGTTGCAAGCCCTAATCGGTGCGCACGCTGTCTAATCCACCCCACAGACTTGTGGGGTATCGAGATAGCAACTACGTCGATGCCCTTGCTGTACTCTGAACGAAGCACAGCATCCTCCACCATACTCACTCTATTGCGGAGCTTCATGCAGGTCCTGGAACTGTGGTCAGGGTGGGGTAGCCGCCCCAATCCAAGCACACCGCAGTCATGCCGGAGTACCGCATACGCACCTTACCTTCAGCATCGTGAAGCAAATGCAGCGTAAGGAACGTTTTGAACATCTCGGTGCGAGCTTGACCCGCACTCTTCGGGTCCATGACTGGTCCTAGTTCGAAGTCCTCAGTCGTGTACCACTTTCCAGTGGTAGCTTTGAAAAAATCTACTCGGAGCTTCATACCCACCCCTTCTGCTCCGCAAACCACTGGCTCACCACCAACCGCCCCTTGTGTCCCTTCTTGTAGATCTCAGAATTATCGTGGACCTGACTTTTTGGAATCCAATGGCTCTCGCCCTCAACGAGGCAACACAACGCCTTGTCGGTCTCAGCCGTGGCGGTAACGTCTTCGAACTCAACGGTATCTTCGTCATCCCTCATGGCTCTAGCTCCTTCCCAAGAAGCGCCTCTAGCCGCTTATTCAATACGTTAATCCGACTATTTAACCTGGCGTTGTCCTTAGCCTGCGCAGAGACGTAGAGCGCCTTGACACCACTAAGCCCTCCCTCGATGGCAGCGTTGCGCTCTTCCCACAGCTTGAAATTGGTTTTCTGCAACGTGTTTACCTGGTCCCGAAGCAGCTTGACCAAATACAGCAGCTCCTCCCCGGTCTTTTCCGAGTCCAGTTTGAACGTCATCTAGACACCCGAACAGCCACTAACCGGTCAATCCACTGCAAAAATTCCAGTTCAGACAGTCTCAACTTCGCATAGTTGCATATCTTGCAACACGGAACGACATTAGCCTCCGTGTAACCTAGAGTGTTATCTACGCGATCAACCCCGTTATAAACGTACCTAGACCTATCTCTAGATTCTTTAGTCTTAGCCGCAGTAGATTTAGCGACAAGACTAGGCGGGGAATCACAGTACCTACAGGTTGCTTGTGTCAACTCTCTGAATCTAGCTTCTGATAACTCGAACGCTAACCCCCTATTACGAGCATTAGCCCGATACTGATTCAAAACTTGTCTAAATCCTACCTCTCCAGGGGGCTTTAAGTTGTTCCGAGTTCCCGGTGCAATAGTTCCACGAGTTGCTGCCGCCTTAACACCACGCTGACAGCCGCAAGATCTAGATAGCCCTCGACTAAGATTGTTAACCAAGGACCTGGTTGTGTTACCGCAAACGCACTCGCAAACCCAAAACCACTGACCCCACTGATCCCGTCCATCAGGTTTAACCGCCGTAAGTAGCCCAAATCTCTTGTCAGTTAAATCGGTTACAGGCTCGGAGTTACTCATAGTCCCGCACCACTATCCCGATGGGGAATCTCGGTATCCCATCAGCACTTAGGTTCTGATACCGAACCGTGAGCCGCTTACCTACGCAGGAACTAGGGTTCCTGAAGTAAGCTTGTAGTATGGAAGTGCTGCCTTTAAGCTTCGCGCGAAATTCTGCGCCTGACTTCGTTTCGCAAACAAAAGCCCCGACGTGCCCTGTAAGTTTCCCGCGACCCTCCTCAATACCTTTGATTTTGAATTCCGCATCCTGCATCGTTTTTAGCTTGATGAGATCCGAACTCCGCTTATTCACGTAGAGCCCGAGTCGATTTCTTAAAATCGCGCCTTCAAAGCCTTGCTGCTGACACTGCGCAAAATACTCCATCGCAGCGCTTTCACTGGACAAAGGAGTTGCCTCCACCAAAACCAGATGCTCGGAATCTGGAAAACCACCAGATAAAACACTGTACCGCTCCGAAAATGTGCCCTCTCCTGGGACGTCATAAATCCAGTACTGAATGGACTCATGCCCTTCGGTCGGAGTCACCTGTCGCACCAGATGAATAATCTGCTCGAAGTCTTGGTTTAGAGCATGAGAATACAGTTCCCCATCTCGCGCGTGGCTTCCAGTAGGGAACGCCCTCTCCAGTGCCGCCTGGATGTGGGGTACGGAAGTAATGGGCTTGCGCGTCCTGGTCCAAAGCGTAGCATGCCCATTCTCAATTAGGGCGATACACCGAGTCCCGTCAAGCTTGGGATTGCCGTAGCAGGGATAAACAATTTTGTGCCCTTGTTTCTCGAACGGAAATGCCAACATTGGAAAAATCCCGCCCTCAATAACCGCGTCTGTCTCCCCTGCTCGGGCGGCAGCCAGGTTCTGCGTATACCCCTTCTTCAGCTTTCGTTCCCACTGGGATTGAGCCTCCGCCAAAGCTTGCTGCTCAGGAGTAGTCGAGTTAGCTCTACCTACATTCTTGCCTGCCTTAATTTCATCCCTAACCTCTTGGATTTTCCCACCAACCTGCCCATACCGGGTCACTATGGTGTTGCCCTCGACGCTAATCGTCCACTCCTGATCCGCCCCAGTAGAAGTTAACTTGAACAATACAGGCAGCTTCACAGATACTCCTTGAGGTAGCGACCACGTGGTCGCAGTTAGTGCTTCTTTTTCGGGTGAAGACGTTCCCAAGCGATTCCGTTTACCGCAATAGGCTTGGCGCAAAGGACGCACCAACGAAGCATGTCCCCTTCCTCTACGTTCTTACCCTTTTTAGTAGCCATGCACTCCCGAATTTCAGTGTGCTTGCACTCGGCCTGGGACTGATCCACCAAGGCGGCTGCCTTAAGATACTCCTTGCTCTTGTCTCCAAACTTTTTTCTTGCCTGCTCCGCCGCCCGAATTAAATGCGCGTTCGCTATCCCCACAACACCCCCATTACTCCGGTTTAGAAGCGGACTCGATACCTTCAGTTTCTAAAGGAAGCGCGATACCCTTCCCGTGACGACGACACCGGGGCTTCCCCTCAGAGTTGCGCTTCACAGCAATAAGCCCACAAGGTCGCGCTCTAGTCTCCCAAACCGGTCTAACAACTGCGGTGCAGGTGGTACGAGGCGGCATCCCTACTTGTACCCTATTGGTAGTCGGTTGTCAATGGCGCTACGAAACCGCATCCTCACCATAAGGCCAGCATGGCACTGCCTCGGGATGCAGTCTTTCAAAGGCGCGAGCACACGCGTGACAGGGGAACTCCCAATAGCCGCACTCGTCCAACATGCCGCTACCGAACGTCATGCCGCTGAGCACGTCAGTATGGGGGTCGTGGATTCCAGTAGAGGCGCAGCAACTCGATTTCCCACATCCACCTTCTAAAGGCATAGGCTCTTTCAAGGGCACGGGTTCCCTCCTTTGTGAAATGGAGTGGAACCTAGATTGAAACTATATTGGTCGTCAAAGTGGATCCGCAGGACTCATCAGCGTTTCTTACCCGCAAGCATTGCCTTAACAAAGGCTGCCTTGCGGTCCCCAGCGCAGATGCACCGTTCCTCCGAAGCGTAGGGCGCGCCACAAGCCCTATGGTGCAAGGAATTGCGCCACCCAGGGGCCTCCATAAAGAAGCTCAACGCCTTACGCAGCGCCTTCACCTGCTCGGTCTTTAGGTCCAGCTCCTGGCAGACCTGCACAAGGGTCTTCTTGCCATGTCGCCTAGATAGCTTCAGCGCCACCTTTAGAACCTCCGGCAATTCCCGCTCGAAAGCCCTCTTGGTCTTTCCACCCACAGCCGCCCCATCAGGACCTTTGCCCACTACA